TGAAGATGCTTATAATGCAGATAATACTAAAGGTTGGAAAGCAACAAAATCAAACGACACAGCGGAAACACCGACAGTTTATTCTTGGAACGGCTCTAGCTGGTCATAGGAGAGAATCCGGATGCCAAGTAATAGGTCTAGCTCAGTAAATGGCGGAGTCATAGGTAAAGTTAACTCATCTAGTTTTGGTAAATGCACTGTTACAACTAAAACTTCATCTGGTTGTCTTGCCCTTCAACCTGGAACTAGAGTTGTCGAAACTTTAGTTGTAGCTGGAGGTGGCGGTGGCGGTGGAGCTTGTTCTGGTTCTTCTATTGGCGGTGCTGGTGCTGGTGCAGGTGGTTTTAGACAAGTTAGTTGTGTTTTAGCATCTGGGACAGTTCCGGTTACAGTGGGTGCAGGTGGTGCAGCTGGTGCAGCAGGAAGTGGATCTGGAGCAAGTAATGCAGCTAAAGGTAGTGACTCAGTTTTTTCAACAATTACTTCAGCAGGTGGAGGAAAAGGACATGGAAGATGTTCTCCTGATAAAAACACATCAAATGCTTTTGATGGTGGTTCAGGCGGTGGTATAACTGGTAATAACCCTGGAGCTGATCAAGGACAAGGGAACGTACCACCAGTGGCTCCTCCACAAGGAAATCCTGGTGGAGCTGTTCCTGGAACTCCTTGTTCTTTTGGATCCGCTGGTGGTGGAGGTGCTGGTGCAGCAGCAGCAGACGTTGGCTCACCAGGTTTTGGTTCAACTGCTGGCGGAGCAGGAGCTCCATCAACACTTACAGGTTCAAATACTACTTACGCAGGTGGAGGTGGCGGAGGTGCCACTAACTCACCAGCAACTCCAATTACAACCACTAACGCTGCAGGTGCAGGTGGAGCAGGTGGAGGTGGAGCAGGCGGTGCTTTTCCAAGAGGAGCAGGCACAGCGGGAACAGCTAACACTGGTGGTGGTGGAGGCGGTGGTGGCGCTGGTCCAGTGCCAGGTCCTGGTGGAGCAGGTGGCGCAGGCGGATCAGGAGTCGTAGTCGTAAAAGAATTAAACAAAGCAAGCGGTGTGTGGTCAATGCAAAGTCAGTTTAGTGCTGTTAAATGTGGATCATGGCCACAATTTGGTATTGATGTAGATTATTTAGTTGTAGCCGGAGGCGGCGGTGGAGCAGATGCCATTGGTGGATATGACTCAGGCGGTGGTGGAGCTGGAGGTTTTAGAACATCTTTTGGTTGTTCATCCGTTGATCCGTTATTCACACCTCTTGGTTCTTATGCTGTTACCGTTGGAGCTGGAGGAGCAGCAAACCCTCCAATTGGAACTGCTACAAATGGAAGTAATTCAGTTTTTCAAACAATAACCTCAGCAGGTGGTGGAGGTGGTGGTGCTGGACCTAGTGTCCCTGCTGGTGCAGGTGCAGACGGAGGTTCTGGAGGCGGAGGTGCTAGAGACGGAGCTACTTCAGGTGGTTCTGGAAATACTCCACCAGTTAGTCCACCACAAGGAAACGATGGCGGAGGTGGATCGCCAAGTCCAAATGGAGCCGCTGGAGGTGGCGGAGGTGCTAATGCTGCTGGAGGCGATGGTTCTGGTAACACAGGAGGAGCTGGAGGAGCAGGTAAATCAAATTCAATTACAGGAACAGCAACTACCTATGCAGGTGGAGGCGGTGGTGGAGTTAATGCCGGCACCGCAGGTTCAGGTGGTGCAGGTGGCGGTGGTGCTGGAGGAAAAGGTGTTGGACCACCAGGTTGTGCTGCCACTGCAGGAACAGCTAACACTGGCGGTGGTGCAGGTGGAGGAAACCTTGGTGCAGCAGGTGGATCAGGAGTTGTTATTGTAAGAGCACCAACAGTAGGAGCTTCATTTACTATTTCACCTTCTCCTGTAGGATCTTTAACCCTTGCATCAAATTCATGTTCACCATCGGGTTTTGATCAGGTTGCAACATTTACGTCATCGGGAACTTTAGACATAGCAGGTGGAGATAAATCATTTGCAAATTTAGATTATTTAGTTGTTGCAGGTGGAGGTGGTGCTGGTGGATCTGTTCCAGATAATACGACAGGTGGTGGTGGTGGAGCTGGTGGTTATCGTGCCTCTGGTTTTGGTCCCTCTCCTTTACGAGGCTCTTCTTTAGGTTTATTACCAGGAAGTTATCCAATTACAATAGGAGCGGGTGGAGCAGGTGGAAATCCAGCTGGATCTCCAAGTATATCAGCAGCAGGTTCAAATTCAGTATTTTCAACAATCACATCCGCAGGTGGAGGAGGTGGTAAAAAATATGATCCAGGTGGAGGCGCTCAGTCTCATGCTAATGGAGGTTCCGGAGGTGGAGGAACATCAGGATGTAGTTCAGGTGGAGCGCCTTTAACTGGAGGTACAGGAAATACACCACCAGTCAGTCCACCACAAGGAAATGCAGGTGGAAACGGTATAGCTTGTCATCAACCTTATTCAAGAGCAGGTGGCGGTGGTGGAGCAACTGCAGCCGGAACTGCGGGTGGAAATAATACAGGTGGATGTGGTGGAGCAGGAGCACCAAACACTATCACAGGCTCTGACGTATCTTACGCAGGCGGTGGCGGTGGAGGTGGAGGTAACTCTGGAACTTCTTCTGGCGGTGCTGGCGGTGGCGCAGCAGGTAAAGCTATGGGACCATCAACAACTGGAAACGCTGGAACAGCTAATACTGGAGGAGGCGGTGGAGGTGTTGGATCTCCAAGTTCAGGAATAATCTCAACTGGTGGAACAGGTGGCTCTGGTGTTGTGGTTATAAGATCACCAGCAGGTGCACCTTTATCAGTAGCACCATGTACAAATACTGTATCTTGTGTTGGTGGAGCTACAGTTGCAAGATTCACAGTTTCTGGGACCTTGACAGTTAATTAAAAAATGATATCTTTTTATCAGAAGGTATGAATTTACAAAATTATTATTGGTTTTTTAAATCTGCGCTCACGCCTAGATTTTGTGATGAGTTAATTGAATATGGAAACTTACAACGTGAACAAACTGCTCTAACAGGTGGCCAAACTAAAAAAAGAGAGCAAGGTCAAAAGTTAGATGAAAAAGATATTAAAGATTTAAAACAAAAAAGAGATTCTAATATTGTATGGATGAATGATCGTTGGGTGTATAAAGAAATACAACCTTATGTTCATCAAGCAAACAAAAGCGCTGGATGGAATTTTGATTGGGATTTTTCAGAATCTTGTCAGTTTACAAAATATAAACTTAATCAATTTTATGATTGGCACTGTGATAGTTGGGAAACCCCATACAATAATCCAGATAATCAAAACTCACATGGTAAAATTAGAAAACTATCGGTTACCTGTTGTTTATCAGATCCTAAAGATTACAAAGGTGGTGAATTACAGTTTCAGTTTAGAAACATGGATGATCCAACTATTACAAGAACGTGCACTGAAATACTGCCTCGTGGTTCGATTGTTGTGTTTCCATCTTTCGTATGGCATAGAGTAAAACCAGTAACAAAAGGAACAAGATATTCTTTGGTAATTTGGAACTTAGGATATCCATTTAGATAGGAGAAAGTATGGCGAGAGAAGATCAATTACAAACATCATTTTATTTCCAAACACCAATTTATCATATTGAAATACCTGAATGGGTTGATCACGTTGATAAAGTGTGTAACAAATATATTAAACAAGCTAGAAAAAATAACCAAAAGACAATTAAAAAAAGAGAAAAAGAGTGGAAGAAAAAAGGTTTAGGAGATGTAAATATGTCTCATCACTCAGGATCATTAATTAATGACCCAGATTTAAAAGAGTTTCAAGATTATGTTGGAGCAACCTCATGGAATGTTCTTGATAGCATGGGTTACGATCTATCTAATTATGAATTATTTTGGACAGAGTTTTGGGTGCAACACTTTGCTGATAAAGGTGGCGGACATCACGAAGGTCATATTCACTATGACAACCATATTTCTGGTTTTTATTTTTTACGTTGTAGTGAAAAAACATCAATGCCAGTATTCCATGATCCAAGACAAGCCAAACTTATGAATGATCTCCCACAAAAAAATGCAGATGAAGTAACACCAACTTCACCTTTAATCCATTATAAACCAAAACCAGGCACAATGATTTTTATTCCAGCTTATTTAGAGCATCAATATACCGTTGATCCTGGAGTGGAAGACTTTAGATTTATTCATTTTAATTTACAAGCAGTAAGAAAAATGATTACTGAAACAGTTAGAAACCAAGTTAAAGGAGGAAAGAAAAAATGAGTTTTAAAAAATTAGGATATACCGTTATTAGAAAAGCAGTGGATCCAAAGATTGCTGATTTTGTTTACAGATATTTTTTACTTAAAAGGAAAGTTGCAAGAACGTTTTATGATACCAGATACATCTCACCTTTCACTACAGAGTTTGGTGTTTGGAATGATCAGCAAGTTCCTGAAACGTATTCTCACTATGGAGATATTGCAATGGAGCAGTTATTAGCAGATGTAAAACCTGTAATGGAAAAAGAGACAGGACTTAAATTAATTGAAACTTATTCTTATGCTAGGATTTATAAAAAAGGTGATATCTTACATAAACACAAAGATCGCTTTTCTTGTGAAATATCAACCACTTTAAATCTTGGTGGCGATAAATGGCCAATTTATATTGAACCAAATCCTAAAAAAGGTGGTGTTGGTAAAGATGGTCAATACGTAAAATCAGACTCAAAAGGTGTAAAAGTAGATTTAAAACCTGGAGACATGTTAGTTTACCGAGGCAATATTTTAGAACACTGGAGAGATGCTTTTAAAGGCACTGATTGCGGACAAGTTTTTTTACACTACAACAACGCTAAAACAAAAGGCTCTAAAGAAAATCAATTTGATAGGAGACCACATCTTGGTCTTCCATCCTGGTTTAAAAAGTGATATAGTTTTTTAATGCTAGGGTAGACCTCACCGATCATACCACCGGTCTACCTTGGCACTAAATAATACGAGGTAAATTATGTTACAAAAATTAAGGTTTGCACCAGGAATAAATAAACAAGTTAGTTCGTCTAGTGGTGAGGGACAATGGACTGATGGTGATAATATTAGATTTAGATATGGGATTCCTGAAAAGATAGGTGGTTGGACACAGCTTGGTGATACAAAAATTACGGGCCGTAATACAGCTATCCATCATTTTGTAACAACAGCGGGTATTAAATATGCAGCGCTTGGAACTAATAGAGTATTGTATGTTTATTCAGGTGGTGTCTTCTACGATATTCATCCAATTAAATCAACAACAACATTAACAAGTGCGTTTACAACCACTAACGGATCATCAACCGTTACCATTACTTTTGCTAGTGCACACAATATTGAAAATGTTGGAGATGTTATTTTACTAGATAACTTTTCATCAATCACTAATTCTAATTTTGTATCTACAGACTTTGATGATAAAAAATTTGCAGTCACCACTATTCCATCTGATACGACGATTACAATTACCATGCCATCAGCAGAGTCTGGTTCTGGTGCAACGACATCTGGAGGTATACGAGTTCAGTATTATTATCCTGTGGGTCTGGCATTAGAAACAGCTGCAACCGGTTGGGGTCTTGGACAATGGGGTGGTCGATTATCAGGACAGTTTACGTCAACGCTATCTTCATCTCTAACCGATAGCGCTACAAGTTTAACCATGGCAAGTTCATCTTCGTTCTCTTCATCTGGAACGGTGTTGATTGGAACTGAACTTATTACTTACACAGCAAACGATGACTCTGGAACACTATCAGGTTTAACAAGAGGAGCACAAGGAACTACGGCTGCTGCTCACAGTTCTGGAGCAACGGTAACGGATGCTGCCTCTTTTGCTGCTTGGAACAGTGCTCCATCAGGAGACGTTGTTACTGCACCAGGAATCTGGTCTCTTGATAACTTTGGTAATTTATTAATTGCAACCATTAACGGTGGTGAAACATTTAGTTGGAACTCAGAAGCAACTGCTGCAAACTCAACACGTGCAACAATATTAGCAAACGCACCAACAGCAACTGCTACAACATTAGTCTCTACACCAGACAGACACTTAATATTTTTTGGAACTGAAACAACGATTGGTACAAAGTCAACTAAAGATCCAATGTTTATCAGGTTCTCAGATCAAGAAAGTATTGATGCAACCACATCGTATGCTCCATCATCAACCAACACTGCCGGTACACAGAGACTGGCCGACGGATCACGGATCGTTGGAGCCATTCGTGGTCGTGATGCAATCTATGTTTGGACTGACACGGCATTATTTATTATGCGTTTTGTTGGACCACCATTTACATTCTCGTTTCAACAAGTTGGAACGAATTGTGGTTTGATTGGACAGAACGCTGCTGTTGAAGTTGATGGAACAGCTTATTGGATGTCAGAGAATGGTTTTTTTAGATATACTGGTAAACTAGAATCATTACCGTGTTTAGTTGAAGACCATGTTTACGATGATTTAAATACAACACCAAGACAACATATCAACGCTGGACTGAATAACTTGTTTGGTGAAGTGATGTGGTTCTATCCAAACGCTGGATCAAACACAGTTAATCGAATGGTTTCTTATAATTATTTAGACTCAACAGCGGAAAGACCGATCTGGTCAATTGGCACATTAGACAGAACCGCTTGGTCTGACTCTGCAATTTTTGGTAAACCGCATGCAACAGATTATGATGATAGTTCAAATGTAGATTCAACATCAACAACCTATGTACAAGGTAATCAAGATGGTTGTTCTGTTTACTATCAACATGAAACAGGACTTAACCAAGTTTTAGCAGGACAAACCACAGCGATTGCTGCAAATATTAAATCAGGTGATTTTGATATTGGTCAGCGTGAAGGACTACAAGGTGATGGTGATACCATGATGAGAGTTAGTCGTGTGTTACCAGACTTTTTATCACAAACAGGAAACGCAAAAATACAATTAGATTTAAGAGATTTTCCAAACGACACTGCAGCAAGTTCATCACTTGGTCCATTCACTGTTAGCCCTGCTACACAAAAAATAGACACACGAGCTAGAGCTAGATTTATAGCACTCAAAGTTTCTAATGATTCTACAGATCAGTTTTGGAGACTTGGAACATTTAGAATCGATTACAACTCGGATGGTAGAAGATAATGGCTAAAATCGTACAATCACTTACACAACCGAATCAAGAGTATGATGTCATTACAGCAAGATCACTGGTTCGTGATATTGATGGTATTGTACAAAAATTAAATACAACGTATCAACAAGACTTGAAGGATGAAGTTGAAGCACAAAACTTCTTTTTAAATTAATGGCTAATACATTTATTAACAAAAAAGCAGATCTAACAACAACGAACGCAACCACACTTTACACGGTTCCTACTGCAACAACCTCGGTGATTAGATCTATACTGGTGTCTGAAGACTCAGGGATTCCTTCC